TCCGATCTTTGAGGAACGTCAGCCCGGCCGAAAGGTCCCCTCACTAGGGGCCTCTTTTGCCTTTGGACGCCGTAATGGCGGTGCTGCAGGTGAACTTTATCACAATATTTCTGGATGGAGGGAAGATAGCTATAAGGTGGAAGACAAGAAAGTGAACTACTACAGCATAGTTGGTGAGCCGAGTTTCCTCGGTTTTGCCACTAATCCCAAGAAAGACTATCTTGTGGAGCCTGTATACGGTACTGTGGATCCAGATGAAGCTGAATATGAGGAAGACGTCTCGCGGGCTCGCGCCCACTCGGGTCAGGTCAGATTCGGACATCAGTGGAGGGTCGACAAAGCTGGTCTTATTGACTGGCACAGTACTTACTGTCGGTGGTGGATGGAATTACCATTTGCTGACGACTCTGAGGGGATTTGGGAGACATATTGCAGAGAACTCTGCCGTTATCGCCCTGAAGAAAGTATCCCGCTCTACAGGCATGAGAAAGTGTATGCTGAAGTAGTACCTTTGTTAGAGGCTTTCAAGGTGAGGACAATTACGAAAGGTGACATGGACCCTTATCACCTGGGTCGAAGGTGGCAAACCGTGATACACAACAAGATGCGAAAACATCCCGCAGCGCAGTTGATCGGCAAGCCATGCAGTTCTGAGATTCTTTGCGAGCGTATACGAGATAACATCGTTGTTCCTAAAACGGAGAACAGTTTTTACGTCTCCGGGGATTATGAGAGCGCCACGGACCTTTTAAATCCGACACTCTCAATTGCGGCGCAAGCCGCAATTTCTCAACACCTGAGAATCCCTCTTGAGGACCAAATTATCCTCAATAGATGTTTAACAGGACATCATCTCGTATACAAGAAAGGTGGACGTAGCACAGAAGAAGAAGGATATGAACAACAGTGGGGTCAGTTAATGGGTTCGCCCGCTAGCTTTCCTGTACTATGCCTTATTAATTTGGCGGCCACCAGGCTGTCATTTGAGAGGATGTTAGGCAAGAAAATGACCTTGCGAGAATTGCCAATGCTCGTCAATGGTGATGATATCCTTTTCAGGGCGATTAACAATGCCCATTATGAACTTTGGAAGAGAATTACCAAAGTATGTGGACTCAAGTTTTCCATCGGCAAGAACTATACATCAAAGAAAGTTTTGGTTATTAATTCTGAGATGTATAAAGTCACTCGTGGCGGTGTTAGGCGTGTGCCAATTCTCAACATGCGGCTCCTCTATGGCGGCAACAGATCAGCTGTCAGCGGTTTTATATTGCAGCCCAAAGACTTTTTAAGATCTCTGGGAACCGCTAGGGTAATGGGGGAGAAATTTTACGGTGATTATATAGGTGTAGGACAAAACTTGGACGACATCAAAAAAGATAGGGTTGGGAAACTAGTCCTTGAAAGATTGAGTCAGTTCGGGGTTTCGGTCACTGATAGAAACTTTTTGACCGCCTACAGACTTGAGAAAGCTGTCCTGGACTATAAAGAAGCCAAGGGCAGTAGACTCGAAGACTATAAGAAGTGGTTTATCACCGTACCCGCACGTCAGTATATCTTCC